CATCGCGCATCTGCGCGAGGCGAAGACCGAAGTTATCCAGCGCAATTTCGATGTGACCGTCGACCGCGTCGTCGACGAGCTTGCCTCGATGGGCTTTGTCAATCCGAAGGATTACCTGCGCGTGGTCGAGTACCGCGGCGCCGGCATGGTGGTCGGCAAGTCGCCGCTGGATCTCACTGACGACCAGGCGAAAGCAGTTGCCAGCTTCGACCGCGTCAAAGTCATCGTCGACGGTGGCTACGATTTCGATTACCAGTACTCATTCCACGACAAGCGCCAGTCGCTCCGCGACATGGGCCAGCACCTCGGCATGTTCAACGAGAAGCTGATCCTCGAGCAGCGCATCACCAAGACCTACCGGGTGGATCTGTCCCAGGTGCCGGACGATGTGCTCGAGAAGTGGATGGGCGAATTGAAGATACACGCAGCGCAGCTGCCAGATAAGGGCGCCCCGGCGACCATCGATAATGAGACCGGTGCCCTATCGTGAGGAGGAAATCATGGCAAAATGGGTAATCAGAATTGTGATCATCGTCGTCCTGCTGGGCATGATCTACATCTTTGGCACCGGAGCCATCATGGCTCTCAAGGGAGGCCACCCGTGAAAATTAAGATCGCTTTACTCGTCTGTCTAAATTTAGTCTTCGGGCTAAATGTCGCGCATGCCGAGCACGATTCGTTCTGGTATGCCTTCCCGATGCCGCAGGCCTATCTCTATGTCCAGGATCCACTGCGGTACGCGCTGTGGAGCGCGCATTACGGTGATCGCCAGGCTCGCGTGCCGGTTGGATACCCGGTCTATTTGCCTCTCGTGTCGACGCATGATCGCGGCAGGTTTCACCGCCGGGCATGCGAGATCCGGATTCTGGCTGGTGTCCGTTGACCAGGGCGATTTCTTTGGTGGCGGCAAGAAGTTAAGCCGCGGCTATGCAGGCCACCCAGGCGCCGGCCCCGATGGCGAGACCTGCGGATCCTGTACGCACGTCAGGCTACAGAGCGAGACCGTGCGGCGTTACTACAAGTGCGGCATCGGGAACATCACGCGGGGACCAGGCACGGACATTAGATTGAAGACGCCGGCCTGTGAACACTGGGAAATCGTAGACTAAGTTGCTAGACTCCGGCAAACGCACGGAGGGTACCGTGGTGCCGAGCAGGTCGAACAAGCAAGCCAGATACATGGCGATGATTGCGCACAACCCAGAGAAGGCGCGCAAGGCTGGCCCGTCCCAGGCCGTCGCTAAAGAATTCAACAAGGCCGATCAGAAGTCAGGCCTTCTATCCAAGGCAACGAAGAAACATGGGCGCAAGTAGAGACTGCGGCGAGTTCACCGTGCGCCTGTCAGTCAGGGCTGGCATCCACGGGATCGGCATGCGTGGCATTGATCTCAGCCTGGAAACCAAAGACGCCGCAGCCGCAGCGCTCGCCGAGCTTCAGGCGAAGCACGAAGAAAAATTACTGGATGAATTTTGCAAGGCGATCGGCTGGACCAAGGCCAAGTGTACGGCAGCGGCCAAGGCTAGGATTGCCGAAGAGGATGCGTTGCGTGACGCTGACGCGAAGGCGAGGAGGGAGTACCGAGAGCGACGAGCGAAAGCCAGAGTTTAGCGTGCTGACGCAGTGCTCAGTACTGCGTGAGCGCGTTCGACGAGAGGCAAACAACTGCAACGGGCAATGAAGGGAGCGAGTAGCTCCTGGTAAAGAACGGTTCGGTGGACTCTTGACCACCGCGAAAGGCCGCTGGGGAAGCGAGGCCGTAGGGTACCCAGCCATTAGCCCACCTGGAACACATGGCTCTCATACGCCGATCGCGCTCTTCGATTACTGAGAGGAGGACACGTATGGACTTTCTCAAGAAGATGGGCAAGCAAGCGATACTCGCTGGCATCGTCGCCCTGGTACTGTTTTTCGTGTGGCCTGGAGCCACGACATTATTCTTCGGAGGCATGGCCGCAGGCATCATCATCGGCAACCTCTATGATCCCGTCGAGAAAATGGCCGAGAAAATCATCGACAAAATACCAGCTTAGGAGACAGCTATGGGCCGCAGGAAAGATCTCAAACGCAGGCAAGGAAACCGTGCCGGCATGGCGCGCAACAGAGCACGCGAGGCACAAGCAGCGGGCGGAGGCGACACCACTGCAGCCGTCGATCCCGCCATGGAGAACGAGTGTTCGAAGTGCGGAGCGAAACCTGGCGAGGTCTGCGTAACACCCAGCGGTAACCCGGCAGCCAAGACACACGCCGCTCGAGGGTGATAGTATCCGCGAGTGATCACAAACCATTGTTGGAGGGCCACAATGGACGAGCGATTGAAACCAGGGCAGCTTCACGAGACGCCCACAGAGGACAATCCTGCTGACACGTATCCCGAAGAAGGTGACGTCAAATTCGGACTGCGTGAGATGGAGGACTACCCATACTTCCCACCGTACAACCCGCCCAAAGCTACCCGAGCGGCCGATGAAGGTTCATCCGCCGAGCTACGCAGCGAACGGACGGGCAAAGCGGAGAGCGGCGGCTACGACGATCCTCGCTACGGCAAGGTACGGTCGGCACCGTCGCAGAAGTAATGGCGACACTAATGACTCGCTACATGCAGCGTCTAGCAAACGCTGGTCGATCCCCAGCATCAAAGAAAACCGCTGGATTCGGTGGAGCGATGCCGATACCTAAGTCTGGTGGCAAGGTCTCGCGCCGGCATGGCACTGGTATCACGAGGGTCGAGGGGCCAGCGATGCCGATCAAGAAGATGACCAAGACGATCGAGCACGTTGCACCGCCGAAACCGCGCAAGAAAAAGCGCAAGGGCAAGGTGAAAGTGTAATGGCTGACCGCAGAGCAGAACGTAGGGCGAACGCAGGCAGGCCTGACAAGCCAGCGGCGAAGCCGGCGGCGAAGCCGGTTGTTGCTCACGGTGCGCCACTGTCGACACCGAAGCCTAAACCTCCAAGCGCGCAGCGCCCGAAAGCGGGTCCTGCCGATGAGGAAACCAGACGCCGCGAGATTGAACGTCGCGTCCAGGAAGGCAAAGACGCCAGCGAAAAAGCACGCGACGACACAGAGGTGACGACAGCAGCGGCACCCAAGCCACCGCCGAAGACTATCGGCAAGCCTGGTCGGCCCGCGTACGATGTACTACGGGACCGAGGCAAGGACACGGATGTGGCCGTGGAGGGGGAGCAGTAGTGCCCTCTTCGCGGTCAGCCAAAGAGATCTGCCGCGAGGATCCGCATGGCATCTCCTGCAAGGTAGCAACGAAGCGCGAAGCTCGACGTAAGCGCCGCAAGGAGGAGTACGGCGAAACGCCGGCCCCCAAGCCACCGCCAAAGAAGCCAGAGAAAAAGAAGCCAACCAAGCCAGCTACCGAGCGCCGCAAGTATCTCGAGGAGAAGATCCGCGAGGCCGAGGGATCGAACGAAAGCTGAACGAAACGCGAACGAGAAGCGAACGGTCGTTCAAGTCCAGACGAGGTCACGACATGAAGAGACGAGGATTCCTGAAGCGCCTGGCCGGCGTAGCCACCGCTGCTGTGGTGAGCGAGAAGCTCATCCCTGATGACGGCGTGGCGCTGGGCAGCATGAAGCATCCGGCCCTGCTGCACGATGCGGCGCACCATGACCTGACCGGAGGCTTCGGCCTGGCGCAGGCCAAGCCTGAAGGCGCGACCATCCCGTACGATCTGAGCGAGGCATCGCTCGAGCAGGCGTGCATAGAAGTCAAGAAGCGCGGCGGCATCCTGACCAGGGCTGAGTTCTCTGAGCGAATGGCCGATAGCCTGAACAAAGCGTTCGGCGACGTGTACGCAGACTACGAGCCTGACGGCTGGGATGATGACAACGCATGATGAGCGACCGCCGGCACTAGCGGGGATCTCCCTGCGTACCTGGTTCCTGTTGATCGCGGCCATGATTGTCGTGTGGGTGGCGCTGGGCTACGTCGTGTTGCAATGATTCCCAAGGTCCTGGTGTGGGTGGATGACGGCCGCATCACCGTGATGCATACGCCTGGCATTGAGGCGGCTGTGATCATCGAAGGGGAGGACGTAGAGCTTCCCGATGACTGGGTTGGACTGGTCGCCAAACAGGAACATTCGCTCCCAATCACCGTAAATCGGGCAGAATTGCCTCCACAGCGGCCACTACAGTGCCCTGAAACACAACTCGCGGGTACCAAGACCCCAGAATGTGACGAGGAAGGCCTCTTAAGTAACGAAGAACTCAGGGAATTGAACGAAAAGGAAGCGGCAACCAAGCGGAATGTCACCGAGTTCTTCCGGCCAGACCTGATGAAAGCGCCGTATTGCTACGACTGCGACAGCAACCACCCGGCTCACATAGGCTGCGATGGCTTGCCGAAGACGTGCAGCTGCTGCGGTGCGACGTACGGCCAGATGCATAAGACCAGCTGCGCTGATCAGAACGCGCTAGTCGAAGGCGGAGACATCGTGCGGTGAACTGGCTCAAGGTCGTAGTGGTCTACTACATCCTGGTCTACCTATTGATCGGCCGCATAGCTGTCGATCTCTTCGACCTGGTCACCTGGGGAAATATGATCGGACTGTTCATAGGTTGCTGCATCGGCCATTACTTGGGTAAAATGGACAGCGGTGGGTTACAGGTAGGCAGCGGTAGGAGCCGAAAAGCGTGACACGGGCTACAGGAATACGATGGAAGTACGGGGCAACGATCAGCGACGGGCTGAACTACGCGAACTGAGCAGACTGCTCGGAGGGTACGCTATTGTCATCGATGAAGAGATCCCGGACGACGAGATCCATGTTGTCCAAAAGCTCAACGGAGATCTGCCGGCCAAGCAGATCATCTACCTCGAGGGATTCGATCACGAATTCGACGAGTGCGCCTGAGGTCATCATCCTCGATGACCTGTGCACTGATGAGCCACTGACAGCTGAGCAGCAGGAACGGCTGCGGTCTTGGTGGAGTGCTGCGGTCGTGTCGAGCGTGACCAGGCGGCGGCCATGATCGCCGCAGCTGAGCGCTATCGAGCGCATGAACGCTACGGCTTCGGGTGGACAGATCCTCGAGGCCTGTATCGATCTGAGATCGTTCGATGCGATGATGTCGAACAGGTCACCCGCGACTACGATCAGTTCATCACTAACTTCATGGGCATGGTGATCATCATGGTGCCGGTGTACCTTATCGCGTACTGGTTCTGGTTTTGACGCTGGGGCCGGTCCAGAATCCAACTGTAGAGGTAAAGCAAATGGCTGACGACTTAACGTGGATCCGGGTGACGACAAGCCTGCCGGACTTCGGGCTGGCGGTGATGGTGACCAGAGACACTGGCGGTCCCAGGCGCCTGGTCGAGCAGGCATCACGTAAATGCATCGACTCCCGTGGCGAGGTCTGGGATTCCGGCGATCGGGATAGCGAACTGACTGATGTGATCGCCTGGGCACCGATTCCGAACCCGGCGACATGAAGACATACATCGGCACGAAGGTCGTGCACGCAGAGCCGCAGAAGGGCTTCGCCAAAGATGGGGAAGAGGCGCCAGGCTACAAGGTCGTGTACGAGGATGGCTACGTCTCCTGGTCGCCGCGGGAAGTGTTCGAGCGCTGCTACCGTGAGATCACGATCGACGAGAAAGACCTCGTGATGAGCGGCGATGATCACGCCGGCTGAGCGCCAGATCCTGGTCGAGAAGTGGGGCGGCTATCGAGTCGAAGACGCGATGATTTTCATTGAGCGAGGCAAAGATCACCGAGGGTTGGCGGTCAGCATTCCAGTGACAAAAGAGCGAGTTGAAGCGGTCCTCGAGGCCGTGTATGGAGAATTCGAATGATCAGCTATGGAGACCGAAAGCAACCATTCAGTTGGACACCCTGGAGGCGATGGCTAAAGCTCGCCTTCCTGGCCTGGGTCATAGTCATCGTCATCGGCACGGCGAAGTTCGCGCAAGCCGGCGAGGCTGTGCTCAGCTGGACGGCGCCGACGCAGAACACTGACGGCACGCCGCTGACCGACCTGGCCGGCTTCAAGATCTACCTGGGCCAGGTGCAAGGCGGCCCGTATCCGGTGAGTGTCGACATCGCGGATCCTACGGCGACGACGTTCACGGTGCCTGGCCTGACTGAAGGCCTGACCTACTTCTTTGTGTCGACGGCGTACAACAGTGCGGACCCGGTGCAGGAGAGCGACTTCAGCAACGAGGTCACCAAGCTCATCCCGCCACTGGTACCGAATCCGCCGACCATGCTGGTAGTGCAGGCGCTGACGGCGTTCGACATCGTGAAGCAGAAAGACAAGTACATCCTGCTGGCCGTCGGCACAGTGCCGGCCGGCACGACGTGCGATCCGAACCAGACAGTCAACGGACACTTTGGCGTGCCGAGTGACCTGGTCGCCTGGTTCGGCAATGTGCAGCCGCCTGTGGTGGTCGCCGATTGTTCGTAACATGTGGGAGTGGATCCGTGCATGGCTGTGCCGACGGCTCGGCCTGTTCTGCAGGAAGGATCCGCTTGGACCAGTTGAGAACCCGAGGGTTGTGTGGAGGATTGGACTGATGGCGAGAACAGCGACAGCGAAATGGGGAATACCTACCGAACGTGAGAGCGGCCAGCCGGCGGATCCTGCAGACTACAGGGGCTGCGAGATTGCCCTGGCGGTCCTGGGTGGTCCGTTCTCGGTACTCGAGCCGGAGGTGCCTACTGGCACGTTCGAGCTTGTGATGCCCGACCTGACACCTGGCGACTATCAGTGCCGATATGTGCCGATCGAGATCACCGATGACCGCGGCACCGTGTCGGTGGTTGATTTCAACATCCCGGATGACTCGCCGCTTGGTGCGGTCGACAATCCGACGGTAGATGTGAGCGGCCCGTGACCGCTCTCGAGGCGCTTGCCTACCTGTTGACGTGGCTGGCGTATCTCGCTGTGGCGCCGGTCATCACGCTCGGGCTGTTCATCGTGTACGCCGGCTATCGCTTTGTGCGACACAAGGGCAAGGGCATCATCGACCAGAGCGCCGGCTTCCTGGGATTCCTATTCGCGATCTGGCTGATGACCACCAGGACAGAAGAGGTCGCCGAGTGCATGCCGTTCGTGGCGATGGACTTGAGCGAGATGTTACGCTGGCGGAAAGACGACGGGGAGATCACATGATGGATTGGATTCTGGAGCAGATGGGTACGCAAGAGATTGGCTGGGTGCTGATCGTCGCGCAATTCTTTGCGGTCGAGTTCAAGGCGCTGTTCAATAAAACGAAGGGCGACACCTGGAGCGAGGTGGTGCGGTTTATATTCGGCTTCTCGAAGCGGCAGCAGGCACAGGGCTGGGGCATGCGCGCACGACGCGGATCCTTCTGGGCACTGGCGGCCTGGTTCACAGGACACATTGCCTTTGGATGGTGAGCGATGATCACACCGATGCAGAGCAAAGATCCATTAGCGCAGCCGCTGATCGATTACTGCGAAGAGCATTTCGACTGCGAGCTTGGACCGCCGATGGCGTACTTCGAGCTTCCGCAACGCGACGGCAAAGATCCGGTGCGCGTGATCTATCACGTGTACGCAGTCAGAGGTCCGACCTACGAGGCCTGCGAGAAGTGGCTGATCGAGCATGTCTTCGAGCCGTTGGTGGAGGCAGCCGGCGAGGAGCCGCGCCTGTACTGGAGGCTGGAGCATAAGATGTCGGTCGAGCCATTGCGTGACCAGGTGTTCGTTCGTACGCGCCTGGCGGTACTGGATCGAGAGATGCAACAGGTCATCATCGAAGAGAAGGTGGCTCGTGAGGGTGGCGAGTATCCGAGCACCGAGCCGTGAAGAGACGCGCATTCATTAAGGGCGCGGTCGCTGCTGCGGTGAGCGCTGCCTTGCCAGGCTCGGCGAATCCTTATCTGTCAGCCAACGAGTGGCAACCGATGGGGTACACGCATAAGACGTACGCGCTTGCCACGGAAGGCATGGATGGATCGCGCATGGCCGCGGCGCTGGCCAGGTCGATGATGCAGACCAAGGAGGCCGTGACAGCCAACGTATTCAACAGGGCGTTCGGTGATATGGTCGGCATCAATGAGCTACATTACGGAGATTCGGGCGAGGGCGCACGGAGATCGGTCGGGGTCGAGGGCAGTCCTGACCGTATTTAACGATGGCGATGAGCTTGGCGCATCAACAGGCGACCTTCACGGAGATGGAGGCCGAGTGGCTGCGTCGAGATCTCCGGCGCTTTGTGCCGGCAGTCTGGCCGCTGGTCGAATCGAGGGACTTCAAGAATAACTGGCACATCGATGCCATTTGCGACCACCTGGCGTACGTCACGCTGGGTGACATCCGCAACCTGATCATCAACGTACCGCCGCGGCAGACCAAGTCGCTGACGGTCTCGGTCATCTGGCCTGCCTGGTGGTGGGCCGATGAACCCCAGATCCAATTCATGTACGCCAGCTACTCGCATGACCTGGCGCTGCGTGATGCGGTCAAGACCAGGGACATCATCCAGTCGGGCTGGTACCAGGAGCGCTACGGCGGCAAGTTCTACCTGGACCCTGGTCAGAATCAGAAGGCCCGCTACGTCAACGACAAGCACGGCTATCGGATCTCGACATCCTGCATGGGCAAGACGACGGGCGAAGGCGGCGACGTCCTGGTCATCGATGACCCGCACAACATGGCTGACGTGCACTCGGATCCGAAGCGGCACTCTACCCTTAGCTGGTACGACAACAGCTGGCGGTCACGTCTTAATGACCCAACCACAGGCCAGAAGGTCATCATCTGTCAGCGGTCGCACGACATGGACCTGGTCGGCCACATCCTCGACGGCGAAGCCGGCCGCTGGGTAGTGCTGATGCTGCCGAACGAGTACGACTCGAAGCGCCACTGCCGGACGTTCATCAATCCGAAGGGCCGCGATCTCGACTACAAGGAAATGCTCGAGAAGAAGGTCGAGCCGCTGTACGAGGACCAGCGCACGAAACCTCGAGACCTGCTCAACCCGCAGCGCTTCGGCGACGAGGAGACCAAGACCGAGAAGTCCGGCATGGGCACCGTCGATTACGAGGCCCAGTACAACCAGGATCCGGAGGCCGGCGGCGGTCTGATCCTGAAGCGCAAGTGGTGGCAGAACTGGGCGTACCCGCCGAATCATCCGAAGGCCGGCGAGCAGATGCCGTATCCCGAGTGGGAGCAGATCATCACCGTCTACGACACCGCCTTCAAGAAGGGCCAGGAGAATGACTACTCGGCGCGCACCAGCTGGGGATTGTTCTGGCATTCGATGAGCGGCCGGCGGGAGGACCTGGCGCTCAATGCCATGCTGCTCGAGCGCATGAATGAGCGGATGGAGTTCGGCGAGCTTCGCGAGTCAGCGATCCGCCACGAGAAGGGATGGAGTCCGGACCACACGCTCATCGAGGACAAGGCAAGTGGCATCAGCCTGATCCAAGAGTTCGAGTCCGGCGGGATCCCGGTGTGGAAAGTGAAGGCCGGACCTGAGGACATGCCGTACCGGGCGCACATGGTGTCGGGGATGCTGCGCGCCGGCAGGATCTGGTACGTCTCGAGGGATTGGGCGTTCGATGTCATCAGCCAGTGCGCCAAGTTCCCGATGGTCGAGCACGATGACCTGGTCGCCACCTGTGTGATCGCCTGGGCGTTCATGCGGCGGATGGGTGACATGGAGCTACCGGACGACGAGAAGGCCAACGAGCTTAGCCTCTGGACCAGGCCTAAGCCGAAGTCGCCGTATGGGTGATTTCCTGGTGCTCGATGTACCGACAATCGGAGAGCGGAAGTTCATTAGATCGCGACCAGGTGTCAACGCTTATTCGCGATTGCGCAAGCAGTTCGGATTAGAAATGGCTCTGATCAAAGCCGAGGATCTCGAGGCCGGATGGTCTATGACGCCAGGGTATATCCCAGCAGACCTGTCGACGGCCAGACCGGACAGGCGATTCGAGAAGTTTGAAAAGTTCCTTACTGAGAATGAAGTCATCGAAGTTGCCAACGTACAGATCACGGCAGGTGGACGTATCGGATTCAGAGATGGCCGCCACAGGACCCGCGTACTGCTGAACCTGGGAATGGAGGCCATACCGGTGACCATGCCAAAGGACTCTCTGGATCGCTTCGAGCGGTGCTATACTTAGCCTGCCCAAGCGAAGCAGGTGGTGATTACCACGCACGGGTCACCGCCTTGGACGGGGTGGCGCCGGGTTCTCGACAACGGTTCCGGCGCCACTTTTTGAATCACGCCTGAGAGGTCTGATGCAATGAAGCTAGGTCTAGTCAAGAACTGGGATGGCCCGCGGAGACGATTCGTTTATCTCTTCACGCCGGGCGACAACGACACGCTCGAAATCATCGAGCTTGAACACGAGAGAGATTTCACCGAAGGCCTGCCACGCAGCCTTGAACTCCACGAGTTGCCAGGCGAGTGCGTGGCCGAGATCAATATCTCGATGGGTCATGCCGGCATGCAGGCGCTGAAGCCAAACTGGTGGGGCAGGCGTAAGACCAGGTTCTGGCTCTTCAAGAATCGCTGGCGCATGCGCTGGATCAAACTGACCCGCAAGCCGGTATGAGCCGGACCACCAAGCTGATCAGTGAAAGCGAGATCATGTTCGCACGGAGCAACGCCTGCGTGGCGATGGAATCGCTGCGTGGTATGTGGCATGAGATGTCTGATGACTGGCGCGCTTTCACCGGGGGCTGGTGCCTGGGATACAGCCTGAAGCTCGACAAGGTACTCGCCAGGTTCGGCGTGGAACTCGACGATCCACCCGAGCTTGAGCAGTATCTTAGCGAGCGCTATGGCTGACGCCGTAAATCGCATGCTGACAGCAGACCAGAAGACCATGCTGGCGCTGTCGAAGCTGAAGCCGTCGACGACATCTGACCTCGAGTTCCGCGACAGCCTCGTAGAGCAGTACAATCGAAAGGGCGATCTATCGATCAAGCAATGGCATCACGCCAGGGAGCTAGTGAAGCGTTATGGCTGAGATTACTAATTATCAACTCGTTGAGTCTGGCGATGATAGCGAGGTCAAAGAGGCTGTGCTGGCTGCCATTCGGAATGGATGGCAACCGTTTGGCAGTATTGCGGTAACGGTGTGGTTCGATGCCGACTGGTGCGAAGAGCCATGCTATTGGTACTGCCAGCCGATGGTGAAATATGGGGAAGGATGAGGACCGGATCTCCACCAAGCATGGCGGCAAGGTGCCGCTGCAGTACTGGCAGAAGTCATTCCTGATCGACATCGAGCCGGATCCCGCGGCGCCGTACGTCTCGAAGATCGGCAAGACTACCTACATCAACACCAGGCACCCGGAGTACACTCGGTGGCTGGTAGGATTCGTGAGGGGTGCGGCTAAAGCGGTCGACGATGCGATCAAGCGAAAAACCAACTAAGTGGATCGGTGGACTTGCGGAGTGGACCGACGAGACCACAGCGTACCTGTCGATCGCATTCACCTGGAAGCTCCCCGAGGCCAGAGATCGCGCCCGCTGGTACAAGGCGCTTGGCTATCGAGTGGTTGCCGGCGGCCCCGCAACATTCCGGCCGCACGGCTACCTGGCTGATGACGTCGAC